GTAAACAAACTTTTGATTGATATACATAAAATGTAACACTTATTTACAATGAAGTCTTTTGGTTTATTAATTTTAAGAATATGCATAGGTGCTATGCTAATTCATCATGGATATGAAAAGTTAGAGAACATTCCTAATTTTGCTAATGCATTTGTGAAACCTTTGGGATTACCATTCCCAGAGTTCTTTTCTTATGTTGCAGCATACTCAGAAATAGTTGGGAGTTGGTTGCTAATTACTGGATTGTTCACTAGAATAGGAGCACTCTTTATTGTAGGCACTATCACATTTGCCATATATCATGCTATAATGACATCAGGATTCAATATCTACCTATTGGAATTACTGGTTCTTTATTTTGGTGGTGCATTCTGTGTCCTATTGTTGGGTGGTGGAGGTTTTGCTATAGACAGATTTATTAAATTTAAACAAGCACACGTACCATTTCTCTAAAATGCTTAAACAAGTATTCAGTTATCTAAAAGAAATAAGAGATTCAGCAAAATATTTGATTGATGGATTGTCAGTCACTCTTTCTCACATGGGAAGAAGACCTGTTACAGTTCAGTATCCTTATGAAAAACTAATACCCTCAGAGAGATATAGAGGGAGGATACACTATGAGTTTGATAAGTGTATTGCTTGTGAAGTATGTGTAAGAGTTTGTCCTATTAATTTACCTGTAGTTGATTGGGTAATGAATAAACAAACTAAGAAGAAGGAACTTAGAAATTATTCAATTGATTTTGGTGCTTGCATTTTTTGTGGTAATTGTGTAGAATATTGCCCAACCAACTGTCTATCCATGACAGAAGAGTATGAACTATCTGTTTTTGACAGGCATCAACTCAACTATGATAATGTAGCTCTTGGTAGATTACCTACCAATGTCACAAGTGATCCTTCAGTGAGATCACTAAGAGAACTAACATACCTACCTAAAGGTGAAATGGATCCTCATACAGTTGCTCCATCTGATCCTAGAGTAGGAAAATTACCAACAGAAGTTTTAGATTGGATGAAACAATGAGAGAACAAATTATCAAAGCACTCATAGCACACGCACAAGGTGACATTGAGAAACACAAAGCAAACATAGAAGTATACCTTACCAATCCTGCTGGTGTTGGTGAACATACTGATATTTTAGAATCTATTGAAAAGGAATTAGATTCTATTGCCAAGTATATGGATCAGATAGAAGTAATACAAAAATATCTTATAAAGAAACCAACTTGATTTCAACTGACTTATTATTAAAAATTTATATGAAGGCAAAAGAAAAGCCTAAAACATCATATCCACCAGTGAGGAGACATTATAACTTACATTTATTTGGTTGACAATAAGTGTAAAGTTGTGTTAAGATAAATAACACAGGTGATGTCTTTAGACATCAATATTGTTAACTCCCCACAAACCAAGACCTATAGGGAGTATAAATTACGTCTTAATATCCAGTAGTGAGGGATTACTGGAAATAAGTTTCACTCTACCCTAGAGTCCTACTTAAAAACGTCCTACTAATGACAACTCTTTCAAATACACGCAGACAAGGTATCCTACAGGGATGGCCTCAGTTCTGTGAGTGGGTAACATCAACAAACAATAGAATCTATGTTGGTTGGTTTGGTGTACTCATGATTCCATGCTTGCTCGCAGCAGCAGCATGCTTCGTTGTTGCATTTATTGCAGCACCACCTGTAGACATTGATGGCATCAGAGAGCCAGTTGCAGGTTCACTTCTCTATGGTAACAACATCATTTCTGGTGCTGTTGTACCTTCATCAAATGCTATTGGTCTACACTTCTACCCAATCTGGGAAGCAGCAACAGTAGATGAGTGGCTTTACAATGGTGGTCCTTACCAGTTGGTAATCTTCCACTTCCTTATTGGTATCTCAGCATACATGGGAAGACAGTGGGAATTATCATACAGACTAGGTATGAGACCTTGGATCTGTGTTGCTTATTCAGCACCAGTATCTGCAGCATTTGCAGTATTCCTTGTATATCCATTTGGTCAGGGTTCATTCTCTGATGGTATGCCTTTAGGTATCTCAGGTACATTCAACTTCATGTTTGTATTCCAAGCAGAACATAATATCCTTATGCACCCATTCCATATGGCTGGTGTAGCAGGTATGTTTGGTGGAGCACTATTCTCTGCAATGCATGGTTCACTTGTAACATCTTCTCTAATCAGAGAAACAACTGGTTTAGAGTCACAGAACTATGGTTACAAGTTTGGACAAGAAGAAGAAACATACAACATAGTAGCTGCTCATGGTTACTTTGGTAGACTTATCTTCCAGTATGCTTCATTCAACAACTCAAGAAGTTTACACTTCTTCTTAGCAGTATTCCCTGTAACCTGTGTATGGTTAACATCAATGGGTATTTGCACAATGGCATTCAACTTAAATGGTTTCAACTTTAACCAGTCTGTAGTTGATGCACAAGGTAAAATTGTTCCAACATGGGGCGATGTTCTTAACAGAGCAAACCTTGGTATGGAAGTAATGCATGAAAGAAATGCACACAACTTCCCACTAGACCTAGCATGTGCTGAGTCTACAACAGTTGCTTTATCAGCACCTGCAATTGGTTAATTTCTTAACCAGATAAAAACACAGGGGGTCTTCATGACCCCTTTTTCATAGGAGAATTATGGTAGCATCTACCTTAAGACAACAACCAACATTAGGTTGGTTTGATGTGCTTGATGACTGGTTAAAACGTGATAGATTTGTATTCATAGGTTGGTCTGGTCTTATATTATTACCATGTGCTTTCCTATCAATTGGTGGTTGGTTCACAGGAACCACATTTGTTACTAGTTGGTATACACATGGAATTGCATCTTCATATCTTGAAGGAGCAAACTTTTTGACAGCAGCAGTATCCACACCTGGTGATGCTATGGGTCATAGTTTATTATTCTTATGGGGTCCAGAGGCACAAGGTTCATTTGTTCGTTGGTTACAAATTGGTGGACTTTGGAACTTTGTAGCACTTCATGGTGTATTTGGTCTCATAGGATTCATGTTACGTCAGTTTGAAATTGCAGGATTGGTGGGTATCAGACCTTACAATGCTCTTGCTTTCTCTGCTGTCATAGCAGTTTTCACAAGTGTATTCTTAATCTATCCACTTGGTCAGCACAGTTGGTTCTTTGCACCTTCATTTGGAGTTGCAGCAATCTTTAGATATATTCTATTCATTCAAGGTTTCCACAATATTACACTCAACCCTTTCCACATGATGGGAGTTGCAGGTATTCTAGGTGGAGCATTACTATGTGCCATTCATGGTGCTACAGTGCAGAACACTTTGTATGAAGATACTTCTATCTACACAGATGGTAAAGTTCAAAGTTCTACTTTCAGAGCATTTGACCCAACACAGGATGAGGAAACTTATTCTATGATCACTGCAAACAGATTCTGGTCACAGATATTTGGTATTGCATTCTCTAACAAAAGATTTCTACACTTCTTGATGTTGTTTGTTCCTGTAATGGGAATGTGGACATCATCAATAGGTATTGTAGGTCTTGCACTTAACTTAAGAGCATATGACTTTGTATCTCAAGAGATAAGAGCAGCAGAAGACCCAGAGTTTGAAACCTTCTATACTAAGAACATTCTTCTTAATGAAGGTATGAGAGCATGGATGTCTTCAGTAGACCAACCTCATGAGAACTTTGTGTTCCCAGAGGAAGTTCTACCTAGAGGAAATGCATTGTAATTTCATTCATTATATGTTATGGTTAAGAGACCTCTTAGGGGGTCTCTTTTTTTTATTCCTATATAAAAATAAAACTTATGGATGAGCCAACTGATCTGTATCAAGATATGGCAACATTAAATTCTCTGTATGAGGAGTTAATGTGGGATCCTACTGATCCTTTAGAATTTGTAGCTGATTATGAAAATGACAGAATTATCATTCGCAAAAAAAGGAAAGTATGAATTTTGCAGTTTACTCTAAGGATGGATGTCCTTATTGCACACAAATCATTAAAGTGCTAGACTTAGCTCAATTCAAATTTGTTGAGTATAAACTTGACAGAGACTTTAACAAGAAAAGTTTTTATGAGGAATTTGGAAAAGGGTCAACTTTTCCCCAAGTAGTTTTAAATGGAGAGAAATTAGGTGGTTGCACAGAGACAGTCAAATACCTCAAGGAGAATAAAATCCTATGAAGCATCAGATGACATCTATGACCTTGTAGAAAGGGCAGTAGACTATGCTTTTGAGGGAAAGTATCTTTTGAACTTTTATGCTCTCCTACAGGGCAAGAAAGCAGTAAAGAGAGAGGTTGATGAATTTATCAGTAGTTCAACTGCTGATGAACTACGCCAGTCTATAGAAGAGATGACTGGATACATTAAAGGTGGAGACAAAACCTTAAGGGAAGCCTATGGTCATATTCCTAAACCACAGGCAAGAAAGATTAGAACCTATCTTTCTAAAATCTTAGATGATGCATTACAATACAGTTATGAAAAAAGACCAGGAAGGAAGAAAAAATCCACTAAATAAAAACAAAAGTAATGATCCCCCTAAAATGAACAGGGGAGTTGAATTACTACTTAGAAATAAAAGGAGGAAACTACCAACACCCAAAACCTTCCAAGTGAAATGGGGAAACATGATAGGTTTCTTAAATAGAGAGATACATTTCTACTTTGAGTTTCATTTGGATTTGAAAAAAACTAAATCTACCAAAGGAGAAAATTAATGGAAACCCTGATAGTAACTCTAACTATATCAACTGTAGTATCACTTCTATCCCTCCTTGTGGGTGGAGTTATTGGGTGGATGGCAAGAACATATACTCTTGAAAAAGTGCAGTTCTCTCAGTATCCTTCTCATCCAGAGATGTATGATGAAAATGGTAATCTAATAGCAGATGAAATAGTTGCTTTTAGATTTGAAAATACTCCAGATGACAATCAGGATGACAGTTGACTTTTATCTCTAAATATCTTACACTGAATATAACATTAGAATTAATATGGCTACAACAACAGCATCTTTAGACTCAGTACCATCAGGAGCACCTGGTGCTCCTAAGGTGACTCCAAAAGTTGCAAAGAAAAAAACTACAATTACAGCAAATACTAAACTACCTGCTAATCCTTTTTTGTTTGAAATATTAGAACTTTCTAATAAACAAAGGACAATTGGTAAAAGAGTTGAGGTGCTACAAGAGTATAGACATGAAGCATTAGTATCAATATTAATTTGGAATTTTGATGAAGCTGCTATCTCATTGTTACCAGAGGGAGTTGTTCCTTATGAAAAAAATGAAGTTCCTGTAGGAACAGATCATACATCATTAAGAAAAGAATATAGAAATCTATATCACTTTGTGAAAGGTGGCAATGATAGTTTATCTGCAATTCGTAGAGAGACTATGTTTATCCAGATGTTAGAAGGTTTACATCCACAGGAGGCAGATATATTATCTCTTGTTAAAGATGGTAATTTAGAAAGTCAATATCCAAAGGTAACAAAGGAAGTAGTGTCTCAAGCATTTCCTGATATTCAATGGGGTCAGAGAGGATGAAGGATGATATCAAACAACAGATAAATGATATCATTGAAGGTGAAATACAGAATGGGATAAATGATTATCTTGAACAGGAAGGACGTGGATTTGATGGTAAATTAAATGTCAAGGTAGATCAGGATGAGGTAGATAGACTGATAAAGCAATATAAAAAGATTAAAAAGGCAGCAAAATCTAATCTAGGTCAAGTAAAGAAACTTGAATTACTGGATAAGTATGGTAATCCACTTAAGTAAAAACTGTATCACAAGTTACAGAATAACTTGCATATATAGTATGAATGTGTTAGAATAAACACATCGTTCATCCTTAACAAAGGACGCAAGTAAGCCGACACGGAACGGGTTTCGTTCATCTCTTAGGAGACGCAAATGTTGACTGAAGGAACGGGGCAAAAATCCCTACTACTTTGGAGAAAACCAATGGCAAAAGTCACTTATCGCGGTGTTGAATACGACACTGAAGAATACAACGCAATAGTTGTTGAAGAAGCAACTAAGCGTGACAGACATGATCTAATGTATCGTGGTCTAAAAGTTAGAAGCAAGGCAGCACCTTGCAGCTAGGTCAAGAGGAGGGTTGTTACCCTCCTTTTTTTATGCTATAATAATAAATAAAAATAAAGCCATGGATAAGGGTAAGCTGAAGGTTTTATTGTTTGACCTAAAAAACATACTCAATGAACTTGAGTCAGAGGTTTATTCAGATGTAAAATCTTATGTTGCATCTGCACCAATATCAGATTATGAGGAGGTATTTGAGGATGATGATGATGGATATGCAGACTGAAGAAAAATATTCAAATGAGAGATTAAAGTTAAGACAGAAATGCCTTAAAATTTTATTAAGTAAGTTTGAAATAACCTCTGAGTCTAAATACTCACTCAGGGATATTTACGAATGTGCAGAAGAGTGGACTCTTAAAAACAAAATATCCAATGGCATTGTAGATTATTTTGAGACATACTTTTCACACAAAATATGGGAACTAGAAAAACAGCAAAAAGATTAATCAAACTAGCAAAAAAACATCCTAATCATTACACTAAAGAAGATGTTTTATATGCTAAAATAATTAAAAAACAAAATGAAGGAAAACCAGATAAAGTTGATATCAGTAACACCTGATGCTGAAAAGCAGATGGCATACTGTGCTCGTGTTAGTAATCCAAACAATCAAGATAATGATAACTATGCAGGTTTATTAAGATACTGTATTAAACATCATCATTGGTCAATCTTTGAACAAGCATATATGACTCTTGAGATTGAAACAACAAGAGCAATTGCTGCTCAGATTTTAAGACATAGATCATTTACTTTTCAAGAGTTTTCTCAAAGATATGCTCAGAGTAATGAACTTGGTAAAATACAATTACCTGATTTAAGAAGACAGGATACTAAGAATAGACAGAACTCAATTGATGATGTTGACCCTTTTGTAAAGCAAAAGTTGGAAGCACAGATGATAACTCTTTTCAGTTCTGCACAATCATTGTATAATCAAATGATTCAAGAGGGAATTGCAAAAGAATGTGCTAGAATGGTTCTACCACTTTGCACTCCTACTAGAATCTACATGTCAGGTTCTGTGCGTTCTTGGATTCATTACATTGAACTTAGATCTGCAAATGGAACACAAAAGGAACACATGGATATTGCCAATGAATGCAAGTCTATTTTCTTAAAAACTTTCCCTACCATTGCTGAAGCAATGGAGTGGTCATAAATAACTTAACATTATTAAACAATTATGCCAACATACCCTTTGAAGAATCTAAAGACAGGTGAAACTAAAACTGTCTCAATGACAATGACAAATTATGAGCAGTGGAGAAAAGACAATCCAGATTGGGATAGAGATTGGTCACAAGGTTGTGCAGGTGTTGGAGAAGTTGGTGAGTGGACAGATAAGTTGAAAACTAAGTA